TAATGTAACTTTTATTACAGACAAAGATGGATTTGAACACGCCATTATTGACCGAGGCAATGGTGAGTTTACTTCAATGCTTAAGTCAGAATACGACCGCCAGCAAGCGGAACAATCCACACCAAAGGTTGCGGATAAGTGACTTACCCACAAGGCACAAACGCGCGGTTGATCGAAGTCGCAGCAGCTGAAGTCGGCACAATCGAGGAAGGAGACAACCTCACAAAGTACGGCAAATTTACAAAGGCAGACGGTTTGCCGTGGTGCGGTTCATTTGTGAATTGGTGTGCAAACGAAGCGGGCGTCAAGATTCATTCAGTCGTTGGAACTGCACAAGGCGCACACAAATTCAAGGAAATTCAGCGTTGGTCAGGTATGCCACAACTGGGTTACTTGGCGTTCATGGATTTTCCACATGACGGCGTTGATCGCATTTCACACATTGGAATTGTTGTGGGCTTGATTGATTCAAAAACTTGTCTGACGATCGAAGGCAACACCAGCGGGACAGGCGACCAGCGCAATGGCGGCATGGTAATGGTGAAGGTCAGATCGTACGGAGAAGGAAAAGAAATTGTTGGGTTTGGAATTCCAAAGTTCGTGCCATACAAGGGCGAATTCCCAGCAATTGAAATGCCAAAATCGGGAGTAACACCGACAAAGGAGAAAACCAAAAAATGGACAAAGCCAAAGCCGTAGCAGCCTCATGGGCACGATCATTCATGGCAGCAGCACTCGCGTTGTACCTTGCGGGTGTGACAGACCCAAAGACCCTTGCAATGGGCGGGGTCGCAGCGGTCGCACCAGTCATTTTGCGCTGGTTGAATCCGCAGGACAAAAGTTTCGGGCTATCGGGGAAGTAACTCGGAAACTCGCAGCGGCAGGGTTGGTTTGGGCACTTGCACTAACCCTGTCCGCTTGTGGGTATCAGGGTTGGACACGTTATGAGTGCCAAGAATTCGCCAACTGGGAAAAACCAGAGTGCAAGAAACCGCAGTGCGTCCCTACTGGAACTTGCACTTCAGACATCATTGGAAAAGAATTTACAGAAGCCACAACGTCGCCGAACCCCTGAGGACGTTCATGCGCAGCTGATTTTGATCATTGGTTCAACCCTTGCTGCGGTGTTTTTGGTTGTCACCGTTGGCATAACTTATGCACTCATTTTCGTCACCCAGCCAATCGGGGCACAAGCACCCAATGACGCAGCCTTTATTGATCTACTCAAAACACTGGCAATCTTCTTGACTGGTTCACTCGGTGGCGTGCTTGCTGGCAATGGACTCAAATCCAAGCCAAAGCCAACAGACACGCCGACAAACACGCAAGGTTCTTGACCGCGCGCCGTTCATGCGTCACCCTGAGTTCAGGTGGTAATCGCTACCGCCTAGAATCGGGAGAATTCAAAAATGGTACTTGACTTACTCGACCCAGCCACATTGGGTCGTTTGACCTTGCTGGTCATTTTGCTGGTTATGGCAGCCGCAGTCGGATACGCCAAAGGGCACAAAGACGGAAGCCGTGAAGGATACATTCGCGGGCGTGCCGTCAATCGTCACATTTCACAGGCAAACAAGGCGGTTAAGTAATGAGCGCAATCGCAGCAGCATTTGTTCAAGCACAACGCAATTTTGCACCAGCATTGAAAAAGGCTGATAACCCTTATTTTGGGTCAAAGTACGCTGACCTTGCCGTTTGCATTGAAGCCGTGATCGACGCATTGCACGACAATGGCATTGCATTGATTCAGCACACAGACCAAAGCGACAAAGGCGTCATTGTGCGAACAGTGTTTTTGCACGAATCAGGCGACGTCATGGAAGCGGGTTCAATTTTCGTACCCGCCTCACAAAATAGCCCACAGGCATTTGGGTCGGCGTTGACGTATGCACGACGTTATTCACTCATGACTGCATGTGGAATTGCGCCAGAGGACGACGACGGCAATGCTGCTTCGAAGCCAGCACCAACGCGCAAACCTGACGTAACCGCTGAACTGGACGTTTGGAATACCAAACACGAACCAATTCCAAGTTACGCCACCGCAGCTGAAGCCGAACTGGCTGGAACGCCTTCACACGGTTCAAGCGAACCAACACAAATGCCAACATGTAAGCATGGCGATCGCGTTTGGAAAGAAGGCACAAAGAAAAACGGCGACGCTTGGGGCGGTTACATGTGTTCACAACCTAAGGGGGACGATCAATGCCAGCCGTTTTGGTACGTGTTCGGGTCAAACGGAATGTGGCGCGCACAATGAGCGACCATGTTGAAATCATCTATTTACAAGAGATGATGGCCAAGCTGATGTGCAATGGCGAAATCGTTGCGGAATACAAAATTGAGCAATGCGACAAATGTTCACAGCTAAGAAGGCTTGACAAATTTGGATACCAAAAAGGCTATGACCGAAACGAAAAGGTCATTTGGTTTTGTGCAGGTTGCCGATGAAAATGCAGATCAGTCGCAGAGACGAACTTATTTGTCTGAAGGCTGCCATTTCGTTTATTGAAAACGGTGACGAAACACTTGACACGCCACGCCGTTACAACACCAACATTACATTTTATGAACGCGTTGGTGAATTGGCTGAAACCATTGCAAGTGAATGGGTGGTCGCACGTTATTTGGGCATTGAGTATGACCCATTTGAACCCAAGATGAAAAAGAAAGCCGACGTTGGCGACAAATTCGAGGTCAAATGGACACGGCACATTGAAGGTCAATTGATCGTCTATGAGTACGACCGCAAAAATGACATTGCAATTTTGGTCACTGGACAAACACCGCATTACTACATTGCGGGCTGGATTCCAGTTGCGATCGCGCAGAAAACGCGTTTTCGCCATTCACACCAGCCAACTTGGTGGGTGTCTCAAATCAACTTACAACCAATCGAGAATTTGAGGAAATCAATTCATGGACACAGTGCAGTTTGAGTGCAGAAAATGCAAAAAAATCACAAAACAGCTGATTCACAAGATTACGGACAACCTTCCAGACGGTGTGGAAGTAATCCAATGCACGAAGTGCGAAGTCATGGGGGTTGCACAGATAGGGACTTCAAATGCCAATCTATGAGTTTGAATGCAAGGTGTGCCAAATCAGTGTTGAGGTGGATAGATCAATTCACGAAGAACGAAACCCAATTTGCTGCGGGCAAAACATGAGTCGAAGGTACTCAACTTTCGGCATTTCATTTAAAGGCGAAGGCTGGGGTCATCAATGATCGTTGTCTTAATGGGCGCACCAGGTGCAGGGAAATCAACCTGGGTCACAAAGAACAAATCAGGGTTTGAACACGTTTTCAACACTGAAGCCGTACGCGTAAATCGTGAATTAGACATTGCCGCATTTATGAGTTTGCAACGCATGAAAGCAGTCAAAGCAGCTGAATCGGGCAAATACATCATTGCTGACGGCACGCATACAATTGAAACGCACAGGAGATTTTGGCTGAATTTGGCTGATCGTTTGAGCATTGAAACAAAACTGGTTGTGTTTGATACACGATTGGAAACGTGTCTGGAAGTGCAAAAACATAGAGAATTTCCAGCACCGCGCAAAGTTGTCGTCGATCATCACCAACGTATGCAAACGGCAAAACTGCACGTTAAGCGTGAAAGGTGGGGTTCAATTGAAGTCATTACACGTTAAGAGTTATCCACAGAACTTATCCACAGGGGGACAAAACCTGTTGGAATCGCCCAAGCGCACGCGTAAGTTATTCAATTGCTTGACATACGCGATACGATTACTTCGCGAGAAGCGAACCGCCCCAGCGGTTAGTTCGCTGAAGCGCAGTAAGCGTTTGTGGGCGAGTATTGCCATTTTGGCGGTTACTTCGACAGGGCTGATACACAATGCCAATGCAGCTGCGTATTCGATCGATCACTTGAAACTCTATGCACATTCCAGATTGCTGGACTACAAACAATTCCAATGCTTTAACAAGATCATCACAAAGGAATCACGGTGGTCATACACTGCACGCAATGGCAGTCACTTCGGTTTGGGTCAGATGAGATCGAAGCACTATCGTGATCTAGACCCATTCAGACAGATAGATGCAACAATTAAATACATAACAAACCGTTATCAAACACCATGCAAAGCATGGGCATTTCATCAGGAAAGGAATTATTACTGATGAGCATAAAACAAATTTTGTGTTTACATTTAAAAAGATTTTGGCATGAGGAACATACAGTTTGCATTCGTTGTGCTAAACGCTGGTACAAAATCGAAAGGGTAAGCCAATGAGCAGTGCATTGAAAGACAATGGAAGCACCAGTCAATGGCGCAAGATACGTCAACGCATACTGCAACGTGACGGCTACACATGCCAAGCATGTGGTGGAGAAGGCAATTCGGTCGATCACATAGTCCCAAGATTGGCTGGTGGTGGTGATGATGATTGGAATTTGCAGACTTTGTGTGGAAAATGCAATTCAGGCAAAGGGGGGCGGTTTTTTTATAGCACGCCGACAC